AGAGGAAGACAATGGCATTGAAACCCGAAGCGAACCTGTACAAGCGATTGAGGGAAAACCTTCCAAGTTGCCATTTCACCCGAATCGAGTCAAGGGTTAATTTAGGCATCCCGGACTGCCTGTTGGCGTTCCCGCATGGCCTGTTCGTCATGGTGGAACTCAAGGTGGTCAAGCGGGGCCGCAAGGTCAACCTGTCCCCGCATCAGGTGGCGTTCCAGATCAAGCACGCCGATTTGCGTTGCCCGACTTACATCCTTGTCCAGTATCACCCGCCCGGCACCGCGCATGCAAGCAAGTCCGAACTGCTGCTGTACGCCGGCGAACAGGCGATCGACTTGGTCAACCTGGGCATCGATACGCGGCCCATGGCGCGCTGGCCGTGGACCGGCATCCCGTGGGCAGAGCTACGAAAGTTTTTGGTGGCCGCTTGACCGGCCGGCTGAAGTCATGCTAGGATTATTAGACCTGGACTTTTCCAGGCAAACTAGAAAGTTAGAAATGCAAAAATTGAACTGGCAGCACCTGCGTGCGCTTGGAAAGACGGACAATGGCAATCGGTGGTACCCCTCTGAGGATATCGCCGAGTTCTTTTCGGGGCTGAGGCCCCCCAGTAGGGCATGGCCTCACAGTTATGCGAAATCGGCTCAAACGCTGAAATTTGCAAAATGGCTGCGGGAGACTAGACCGGAAATGGCTGCCAAAATTGGACTATGAACCGCCGGGACCGCGAGCGCCTGGCGGCGGCGCGTCAAAAACAAATCCGACCACCCTTGTCCCAGCACCCCCCAGACCAAAAGCCCTTGGCCGCCAAGCTTTTCTGGTGGTGGCTAGTCCATAAAATATTTGGCGGGGGCAGTTGACAAGTTGATAGAGTAGATATAAGATGCAATCTGGCCAAGCAATTCGCGAGGCCGCAACCCTAGAAAGAGAGAAAGAACATGGAAATGCACGCACTCATGCAAGCGCTGGTGAAAGACCTGGCCGAGCAAATGCGCCCGATGGTGGCCGTCATGATCGATGACTGGATGAACGACAGCCTGTCAGAAAAGCTGGCTCAATTGAACGCCCGCCCCGCGGGGGACGTCGACCTGACCGACCTGGCCCAACACCTGACCGCCGGTCAGCTGGAAGTTATGGCCCGGCACGTTAACCTTGCAGACCTGGCGGCCGAACTGGGCGACAACTTCGCGGACGATATCGCGGAGCACATTAGCCTGTCCGATCTGGCGTCTGAGATAAAACTAGCGGACTTGGCCAGCGAGATTGACATGGAGGAGTCGATTAAAGACTTTTTTAATGACAACTCATTTACCATCAGCCCCTGAAAGAACCCCTCGATGAAACCCCTAAACAACGTGCAGAAAATCACGCACCTAATGACAATGAACCCCGGGGGCCCACTGGCCCAGGCGTTTGTGCTCGAAGCGGTGCGCCGCTATGCGGTGGAGATTGTGGCCGCTGGCGAGCCCCAGGAAAACCCCCGGGCGATTATCAGCCCTACCGCCTGGCACGACACCGGCCGGGCAATCGCCAGCCAGCTGGACCACTGGTAAAAGTAACCTGCTATCAAAGCCCGGCCGCGTGCCGGGTTTTTTTTCGCGAAAATGTTGGCTAGTGGATTTATTAGACTAGAATAGCCCCAGGCCGTGCAATCCGCCCGGCCACCAGAAAGACAGAAAGCGAGAAAATTATGCTGAAAACCGTTAAACAATCCGCCAACAAAAAAACCGGTCCCATCGCGGTGACGTACCGCGCCGGCCAGCATAGCGTTTTCGGCACATGTCCGAAAACGTGTGCATTGAACCCCCAGGGCACGCACGCGGCCGACCTGATCGACGTCGAATATTTGGCGGCCGTCCGCCGGGCCGTGCCGCGTAATGGCCAGGCATGGACCTATTCCCATTTTGCGGCCGACCTGCTACCGGTGCCGGCGGCCGGCGAAACCGTGATTAATGTTAGCTGCGACACAATCCCCGACGCCCTGGCCGCTATGGCCATTGGCCGCCCGGCCGTGGTGGCCGCCCCGGCCGGGACGGTATGGCCTTATACCGTGGCCGGCGTCCGGTTCATTCAGTGCCCGGCCGAGCTGGCCGACAATTTCAGCTGTAGCGATTGTGGCGGCGGCCGGCCGTTGTGCGCGCGCGGCGATCGAGATTTTGCCGTGGTGTTTGTCGCGCACGGTAGCGGGGCCCGCTTAGTTGGTGACGATACACCGGGCGGATGTTATGGTAATGGCGGCCACGTTCGACTGGCCTGGGAGAAAACGAAAACCGGCGGCCACCAGAATGACGCGGCCGAGCTGGTGCACTTCGCGGGCTCGCTACCGCCCGGCTCTCTGTTACGTCATCATGTGGTCGGCGACATTGGATTGATTAAATAAATGTTGACGTCCCCATTTTTATTAGACTAAAATTCACACGTCGGGGAATTTTCCCCGGCACTAACCCTAGAAAGCGAGAATTTCACCATGGCACACATGATCGACACCACCACCGGCCGCGCCGCTATTGCCTTTGCCGGCGAAACCCCATGGCACGGCCTAGGCCAGGCCTTAACACCTGGGGCCGATATCGACACCTGGACCCGCGAAGCCGGCCTATCTTATGACGTGCTCGAAAGCCCCGTTCAGTACCGCACCCCGGCCGTAACTGAGCTTCAAGAATGGCCAGCTCGTAAAGTTTTGCACCGGTCCGACACCGGCGGTCCCCTGGCCGTGGTTTCCAATAGCTATAACGTGGTGCAACCCCGCCAAGTAATGGATTTTTTCCGAGAGCTGGTGGACCTGGGCGGCTTTCAGCTCGAGACCGCCGGGGCACTGAGTGACGGCCGCCGAGTGTGGGCCCTGGCCAGTGTCGGCGATGCTGCGCCGGTGGTTAGCTCTGACTTGGTGAAACCATATCTGCTGCTGGGCACCAGTTATGACGGCACCATGGCCACCGTTGCCAAATTTACAGCCATTCGAGTGGTTTGTAATAACACCATCACGGCCGCCGTCGGGGGCTATAGTGGCGGCCGGGTAATTAAGGGTGAAGCCGAAACGAGCACGGGTTATTTGAAGTCGGCCGTTCGAGTGCTGCATTCTGAGCGGTTCGACGCCGAGTCGGTCCGCCTACAGCTAGGCATTGTCGCGAACGCTTTTGAGAATTTCCTTGTTCAGTCGCGCCAGCTGGCCGGCACCACAATGGACGCGGTCCAGGCGGACACGTTTGTAGCTGAGCTGTTACGCCCGTACCATACGAGCGCGCGCCCGGTGACTGAGTCGAAAGCTTACGTTCGCATCATGCAGCTATTCAACGGCCAGGCGATCGGCTCGGACCTGCCCGGCGTGGCCGGCACCCGCTGGGCGATGCTGAACGCGGTTACCGAGCTGGTAGACCATGAGCGCGGCCGCTCAAACAATACCCGAATTGAATCGGCATGGTTCGGCACCGGTGCCGCCCTTAAGGCCAGGGCAGTCGACTTGCTGGCCGCGCCTGAGCTGGTGGCCGATCTCGCGTAACCCGGCCGTCCTGGCCGCCGAGCCCGCCCAGGTGGCGGGCTTTTTTATTGCTGGGTATCGAGCGCGGCTTCATTGAACTTTATGCAAAATAAGCATAACCATGCTTTCGTCCTGGTGGCCATACCGGCCCGGCGGCTCGGGCCTCTTGGACCGTGATCCGCGCGCCGGGTATCTAGCCCCGCCGCCCTGGTGGCCGCCGCCCTGGTGGCCGCCGCCCTGGTGGCCGCCGCCCTGGTGGCCGTCGCCCTGGTGGCCATGGTCCGCCGGCCATGGTCCGCGGTCCGCGGGCCCTGGACCCCGTACCCGCCCCTGGGGGCCCAAAAAACGGGCCGGGTCGCTGGCTGCGCCGGCTTTAGCCCTGTTTTACACGGTCAGCGGTCCGTGAAACAGTTTTAGACCGCAACAATAAAAGGGCCCCCTTTGTTAAAAACCCAAATGTGTGTCAAAATTTTTGCAATTTCAAAACGAAACGGACCCTATGATCCCTGAAGAAGTAGAAGCGGACCGACTGCGCCTTGAATATCGGCTCGCGAAGCTTGACACGCAAGACAAAGCCCGAAGCAGCTTTCTCGACTTTGCTCGCTACGTCTGGCCCAGTGCGATCATTGGTGAACACCATGCCATCATGGCTAAAGCCTTTGACCGGATTGCCAACGGCAGCTTGAAGCGCTTGATCATCAACATGCCTCCTCGGCACACGAAGTCTGAGTTTGCGTCCTATCTGTTGCCGTCGTATCTCATGGGCCGTGATCCGCGGACCAAGGCCATTGAGGCGACGCACACCAGCGAGCTTGCCGTGCGATTTGGTCGGAAAGTCCGTGACCTGATGGACACGGACGCGTATAAGGAGGTGTTTCCTGATGTGACTTTGAAGCAGGACTCAAAGGCGGCCGGCCGGTGGGACACGAACAAGGGCGGGGAATACTTTGCCGTGGGCGTGGGCGGTGCGATGGTCGGCCGTGGCGCGGATGTCTTGATCATTGACGACCCGCACTCTGAACAGGATGCGATGAGTGAGCTTGCTTTGGAGAATGCTTGGGATTGGTACAGCTCCGGTCCGCGGACCAGGCTGCAGCCAGGCGGTGCGATTGTGATTGTGATGACGCGTTGGGGGACGAAGGACTTGACGGCGCGGTTGTTGAAGGCTCAAAAAACGCGGAACGCGGACCAATGGGAGGTGATTGAGTTCCCAGCTATTTTGCCAAGTGGCCGCCCACTTTGGCCGGGATTCTGGAAGATTGAGGAGTTGGAAGGCGTAAAGGCCTCCTTGTCGGCGCAGAAGTGGAACGCCATGTACCAGCAGCAGCCCACGAATGATGAGGGGGCGATTCTGAAGCGGGAGTGGTGGCGGGTT